CTCCGGAGGAATAGCATTGTGATGATACATCTGTCCGTTAATGTTAATGTACTCACCATCTGCATGATAAGATACTTCGTGTTCTGGCTCAGGTTCTGCAGTCCTGTCTAATCCTGCATAATAGGAATTAGTGGCCTGTTGTTTTGCTAACACTTCAAATGCTTCATCTTCTTCCGGAGAGCTTTGATCATTAACTACATGTGCAGATGCAGGAACAAATTCTTCATCATGCACTTCTTCGCCAAACTGATAGTTAACAGGTTCCGTGTACTTGAAGCTGGGACCAGTTTGTATCCATTCCCCTGTTTTGGGATCCCTGACTCCTTCAAAGGTTTCTTTCTCAACAGTTTCAATTGGCACATTATCCGTTGGGTTAGAATTAGTAACTCCTGCTTTGATTATTTCGTCAGCGACTCCTTCATCCGGATGCAGTTCCCAAGGTTCTTCTACAAATTTTGAGTTATTCAACTCATCAGCCTGGCTGTCAATCCACGTATTATTTTCTTGTTCTTTGGCCCAGGCAAATGCATATTGACTTGCCAGAAGCAAAACAACAGCTAGAGGATCCAGCACGATTACAATAAGGATAGTGATCCATGTTACTGCTTTTTCTAGCACATTGGCATCTGGATTATCTCCGTAGATAAATGCCGCGATATATTTTATCGGCCCGACGTCCGCTTCAACTTTGCGTACTTCTGCACGAATTGGTGCGGCCTCGTCGTTAAGTTGTATAACGAGCTTCTGGTTGGTTTCAATGTCTTTGGTAAGAGCAACACGATCGCGGGACTGACTTTTACGTATAGCATTGGCTTTATCCGCACCTTTTTCGTCTTGGGATCGTGCCATAACTTGGTCCACTGCCTCATCCATCTGTTTAAGTTGCTTACGGTTACTCTCAATATTTTCTTTCGCGGTTTTAATCTTTTCATCATATATCGCTAGTTTAGATTGAACATCCCCACTGACCAAAGTTTGGTCCGAGTGAGCCTTGGATAAGAAACCAAATACACCGATCGATGTAATCAGCATCAATACTACTACGGCTGGGAGCATATAGGTTTTAAGGAATATAGGAGCACGGTCCCAATACTGTTTTAGCCATACTGTAAGGCTAAGTTTACCTAGCTCGATGGCGACCCCCATGATAACGATAGGAACGACCATAGCCGGATAAATGGCTACCAATCCTTCTACAGAATAGTATATTGCTACAGCACTGATCATCAGTCCTGAGATTAAAGTTAAGTAACCTATTAACATGCTTATTTCCTATTTATCTATAAAACTGCCATCCTTTGGCTCCAACTTGCTGACAGGCTCGTTCTTGGTAATACTGCGATTCACCTTTGATAACGATTTCAGCTTGGAACACTCTACAAAATCCATCCCCTGTGGGATATGTATAAACTACCCTAACATGTCCATTTGCAGGATGGTACTTAGAATACCAATCTACAGTTTCTCCATTCTGGGAATTATTGAGCGCAATGGCTACTGCCTGTATCAACAGTTGCTCATCCTCTGCTTCTAACCTATTGCCCCATCCCCAAGCCATAGCCTGAGAACTAGCCAACAGTAAACTAATTATTAACCACTTCCCAGCGGCCATCAAATTTTTGGCATGCGATTCCACGTTGAGCTACTGCCTTTCCGTTTAGATTGATATAATATACATACTCACCACAGTTACTAGCGAGACCTGCTTTCTTGATAGTAATTCGATCTAGCTGATCATCCGAGCATACCATAACTTCTTTAGTCTTTTGACTAAGGATGTTACCCTGCATATCTCGAGTAGCTACAGTTTCGCTCCGCATATTGCACATCTGCTCTGTCGGCGGACGATGCGGAGTAGAACTGCATCCGGTAAGTACCATAACACACGCTAGTAACAGCGTAGGTATTACAGCAATGACCAGTGCTAGTATCCTGTTTTTCATTGTTGGACTTTCTTAGCGTCAAAAGCCGCGGCCAAAGTCTGCACGTCTTTCTGGCTGATCTTCAAACGAATGAATGCACGGTAGTTACCTTGCTCTGGATTATATGTAACAGCCTTCTCGTCTACGCCATAAGTGCGTAAAACGTTATCAGTGATCTTGTTTACGATCACATCGCTAGCTGAACCTTTGCCGGTTGGATTGGAAGGCGCACCTGTTTCGTGATAGTTGATACTAGTTGTATTTGACAACTCACCAGCAACACGATCAGCGATTTTAGCCTTAGCTTTGAGCGTGGCCTTTTTAACAGCCATTTCCATGCTAGGACTTACATCTTCGGCTACAGCATAGTACATGCCTTGACGATCCCAAAACCAACCTTCTTTACCGATGTCGGCGTGATCCAAATACCAAGTAGGCACTTGTTTCTCTTTGACATTTTCCGTTTTCAGTGTAGTCATACCAGAACAAGCGGTAAGAGCTACAACGATTGGAACTAACATAAACTTCTTCATAACTAACTCCTGTGTGTGTTAATGTGTTATTAGTATAACACGGTTTTACCTATAGGTCAACCATTACCTACGCATTCTGGAAATATCAACTGCTTGTTCGTCCGAAAATACCGGAACAGCGTTTGATTTGTGCATCGTAGCAATACCTTTGACCTTAGTTCCTGTATAGACTTTTGGAGGAGGAAGTGTTGCTGTCCCGCCACCTGTGTCTCTACTAGGAATGTGTGCCGTAGTATTTCGACCTTCTGGAATAGCTAAACTGTAACCGGTACTAACCAAATTACCAGAACTCATAGCACGTCGACGTTTACGTTCTTCTTGCTCTATGCCCTGTCGTTTCAGCATTTCTTTCCACGCACGATCAGCTTCTAGAGCCTTGCGTTTGTGTTCAGCCGATGGCCATTTCTGTTTGCCTTTTTTCTTGCCGGTAGTGGTTAACCACGGACCTTCCAAATGCATAGTCATATATTACTCACTCATAATGAAAATAATGGAAAAAAATATAGCCCAAAAGAAATGTCCTGTTACTACTAATAGGATCGGTAAAATCCATTTCATATTATACAGCCACAGTTTCTGTTTCTGGAACTGTAACATGTACTTCGCGCAGAGTCAATACTTGTGTTACCAATTTTTTATTCAAACCGGTAAAACGAGCGATTGTTCCGTCTGGCATGATTTTGAGCGATCCTGCTACTACCCAAATCTGCTTGCCACTTACGTCGATACCTGCCAACTTACGGACAACACCGTTGACGATACCTTGAGAAGTGATTTTGCCAATATTCCAGTAATAAGTGCCTGTGTTACCAGACCAAATCTGCTCATCGCCGGAATTGGCTTTACAGAACTTCTTGACTGCGTTAATTGTAATATCTGCGTTCATAATGAACCTCCTTTAGTTATACTACAGTGACAATTATATGGTTTTATCTGTAATTTGTCAATAGACAATTTTACCAAAATGTTTTTGGTTAAATACTGCGGGAGGAATGAATATGTCCAAATTACTATCAGTATTAGTAGTAACAGCTTTAACGGGGTGTGCATGGCTTACTCCGACAGCACCTTTTGATCCCGTAGAATATAGCGCAATTAACAAAATCTATACAAACGCAGAATGGTACAAATCAGATTGCGGGGACCAAACTCTATCTAAACATAACTTTTTTGAGCTTAAGAAAGAATCTCAATTTTTGGTAAACTATAGCGCAGATTTACCACACAACGACATAACCAAAAGCATGACTATAAATTTGGACAAAGTTGTTGATGAGGCTTACAAGGCTTATGGCACTGACGAAACTCGCACCAAATTCTATTGTACTCTAAAATTGAATGCGATACGAGATGCCGCAGGAACGATAAAATCAGCAGTAGCACAACGTAGGAGACCATAATGGACCCAATACAACAACTAATGAGTTTGGCAGGATATCCAACAGTAGGTGGCCGTAGCCAGCAAGCAGTTCAAATCGCACAAGCTATCCAAGAAGGACAAATCAGCAAACAAGAAGCCGCAGAACTTTTGGAAGATCTTAAAACTCAAAACCAAATTGAAGCGCAGGCCAATACTTTACAAGAACATGTGGCTTTTGATCAAGCACTATCTGGTTTGATAACGATCGTAAGCGGAATGGCCTAAGCCCCGTAGAGCTTTTTTCGTTTGTCTAGTGTTTCTTGGCAGTGGATGCAACGCTGGACCCCTTTAATAGCCTCTCTTCGGGCTAGAGGAATTTCTTCGCCGCAATCTGAACACTCTTCTAAGCTAGGAAGTTCAGCTTGCTTTTCTAGCCGACGCTGAACTTCTGCTACTGCGTTCATGTGGAGATGGAGAGAATGAATCTGAGCCATTTCGGCTTCTTCTTCATTGTTGTATTCAAATTCGTCTTTATGGTTCATAGACGTTAGTTTACAGTACTAGGGCCTTTTAGTCAACCCCAAGTTTGTTGATATTTCCTAAGGGCTAGCTGTCTAGCTAAGAACAATCTAAACTTAACATAATCACTGAGTTCATCTTGGTCATCGTCCTGTATCTCGATCTTATTTCGATTCCGTCCAAATGTAATGTCATCATCTATAATGATTTCTTCGTCGGGATTGAACCTATATAAGATGGGATCAGCTTTTAGTGCTGTTTTTCTTTTTACCTTCGTAATAACTGCACGGGTGTGTTCTTTTTGTGTCGCACCACTTGCTACCGCACCCACAGATGTTGCTCCAGCCTGATTCATATTTAGGAGACTTAACATCATCGCGATAGCTATCCAACACCTGTTCATTACGAGTCCTCATTAGCATAATACCCTCCTTGGGCCTATGTACTAATAACGCACATGTGCCTAAGAAAGTTTACACACTTTGGCTAATTTGTAAAAAGAAACCCGCCGAAGCGGGTTCTGCTATTTTGGATGACAAGGTATAACTACCTCGCAAGAGCGGTTTCTTAGGCCGCTAGTTCGAACGCGAAGTCGTTGCTAGCAACTTCTTCTACGCTGAATGTCTTGAATTCAAATGTTTTTGCATTTGTAAGTTTTGCTTGATTTACGGTCATCGCCTACCCTGTTGCCGTCTCTACTATCTCGCCACGTCGAAGCCAATACAGGCCCATTATAAAGTACACTGACTGGAAACTATGTTTAGGGTCCAGCATGCCTAACAATGTACTTTATGGTGGACCTGCCGGGGGTCGAACCCGGGTCCGCAACGCCTTCGCTTTGAAGGGATTACAACAATTCTTTACTTACGTTTTTTAGGTGTACTTGATTTCCTAGGTTTGGAACTAGTTGATTTTCTTTTACCCAAAACGCTTGAAGACGTTTTTCTCTTTAAAATTTGACTAACTCTACGTGGACTTGGCATAATACACCTTTCATAAAATTATATTGTAATATCATTTTTACAATATGTCAATACTGCGACGAGCCCACTCGAACCTACCCTCGTCTGATAATAATCTGGATCTGCTACGCAAATACGCCTAGTGGATACAATTACTTATGCGGCTGGTATTTGTCTAACACCAGAAACCGTGCTTAAATCTTTCAAGCCTGGAGTGAAATTAGCGTCATTTATCATGTAGGCTACTTTGTTAATTGGCTGTACTTTTATACCATATCCACAGTAATGGCTCACATGTATCCAAAGAGCCCCACTAGTGTGGCATTCTAGCAACAGTTGATCGAATGGTAGATTATCTCGCATCCATTGTGCTCTTGTCAAATACTCGCTCGCAGGGACTCTATGGAATTGTACGTCCATAGCTTGTCCTGTACCATGTTGACTTTGATTTTCGCCTTCTCTAAACGTATTGGTAATAAAAACATCCGGATATTTGGCTTTCAACGGTTCATAGATGTTTTGGGCTAGGTTAGCTAAATTTGTTACGATCTGAGGTACGGTAAGCCCCTTCTGAGCTTGAACATTATGTTTAGGGAATGTGACTTTGCGTATCATGGTAGCCATCGTGGTACCATTAGGCGTCAATTGAAGTGTATCAGGAACAGGAGCTTGAATGTTGGCAAAATTAGCCAATCCTATAACGGCACTAGTTCCTGTAAACGCACTACCTGCAGAGTCGATATTGTTCTTGTCAACCGCGGCGGTTTTGGCATTGTCGTATTCTGCTTGAGTTATGATCCCGGCAGTCACGAGTGCTTGCTGTGCCTTATCGGCGGCTTCTGGGCCTTGACTATGGAATACATCGTCTAGGCTAATATTGGCTAAGGTAGCCGCGGCTTGCGCAGGGCTTTCTCCCGGAACATCGTACAGTACGACATTAACACCGTTAACAAAAACATTGTCTGATTTGTACAGATCATTAAGACCTGCATTGCCTGTTCTGCTCTGGGAAGTTCCAGATACTATCCACGGAGTTGCCATATCTATTCCTTAGTTAAACTATTATTTAACCAGGGCGATTCCCGTGGTGCCTTCCATATACTGATCAGCCGCATCTTTCTTGCTTGGAACAACAAAAAATACATGATTACGCTGTAGAGTAATCTTTTCTGAATTACCTAAAAACACCCAAGGAATCATACCCAAACCCTGTGCGCCCATTGTAAGGGCTAGAGGTCGACTGATAGTTACGGTGTCTTTGTCTTCGCTTTCAAAACGTGCGATGATTTCATCACCGTTTAGTATCTTAATACTTACAACGTCTCCGTTGCTTAAACCTTTGTTAATTAACATATAAGTCCTATAATGTTGTTGCCATTGGAAATACTTCAGCTATAACTTTGGCACAAGCTATGGCGATTTCCTGATGTTCAAGTTGTGTTCCATTGGCGCTACGCAAATCTATATAGTGGACCCAACTGCGTAATGTACCATTCATATATAGGCGACTTTCAGTAAGGCCCTCTGGTAATACAGCACGTGCTTGTTCTTTAGCTATACCTTTACTTATTGCCCACGTGTAGGCTTCCCTAGCTTTTTCGATAACCCCGTTTTGGATGTTTTCCCATTGATATGCTACCTGCCTATGGAAATCATCTTCCAGATCTAAAGGTCGGCTGTTTTGTCTGTTGGTGTAGTCTTGCAACCGTGCATCTCTACGTACAAACGACAAGTCTTGAGTAGGGTCAGCATATCGTTGGCTGAACTCTTGGAAGCTAAAACTTCTGTGTCTAAGTATTTGTCTTGCAATGTCTCTGGTTGTGGTAATTTCGATACAGGCTGAGACCATTTCGAGTGGTGACCAGTGCTGGTGTTTGATGAGGTATCTGATGAGTTTTTCGGATGTTTCTGTATTGAATTGGTTGGATGGATTGGACACACGGGCGCAATACGCAATGAGTTCCTGTGCGTCGCCGATGCCCAGCTCGGCAAATTCTTTAGTTGGCTGTGAGTAACTAAGTAGTCTAACATTCATTTAATTTCACTTTCTTGTAATATGCTGTGCGATATTATTGATATTATCTTTCCTACGTGTATTCTCACGCTCGAGATAAGAAATTTTACCTGCTAGGATCTTTACGACTCTTTCAAGTTCTTTTATACGTTGTTCTAGTTTTTCAACTTGTGGATCTTTAGGAGTCATTTTGTTCCTTGGGAAGTTCACAAAGTGCTTCTATCATCTTGTAATGATCGTAGGCTTTTTTAAGTGCCTCAAAGTGTTCGAGTTTTTCCGGATCGGGAACAAGTATAGCAAGACGGTTATTGATTTCATTAAGGGTTTTCAAAATGCTTACCCCCTTAATTTTGATATCACTATCAAACTCGGCTTCTCCTGTAACATGTATACTAGGATGGTTAGTTCCTGCTGTAATAGTGCCCCAAGCATTATTGCCAGCGCCCGAGCTATATAGATATGAACTACCACTCGAACCACCATTGTTGATAGTTATATTTCCGTAAGCGGACGAGGCGGTTGAATAACTTGCTACCGAGGAAACACTAGCACCGTATGACGATAAATCGGACATGTCTATAGACATAGTATCGGCGTATTCAGTTCCGCCTATCGTAATGGTATTTCCGCTACCTTTAGGTTCATTAAGAATTAAAGTATTTTTTGAGCTCTGTGAATCCACCAATTAGTTCCTCATCTAAAAATATCTGCGGTACTGTCCTCGCAGTAGGTACTGCTTCTAGCAGTTGCTCTTTGGTCCAATCTTTGCTTACGTTTCGTTCTTCAAATTCTATGCCTTTCATCTTGAGCAGATTCTTAGCTTGATCACAAAAAGGACATTGGTTCTTTGACCATACAATAGCTTTCATTTATAACTCCGGTAGTTCTTCATAACTTACTTGATCACTCATCACACCGATAACATAATTGGTAGATTCGTTTTCCTGTAGTGCTGTTTGTTTCTTATTGATATTTACGTGCTTGTTAAACCAGGGGATTGGACTCTGGCGAGGATGGTCTTCGAGATACTTGATACCAATTTCTTTCAAGCGAGTAAATGCTGTATAGTCAACAAAGTCTTTTAGAATCTGTGCATTCAATCCGATGACCACCCCTTTACTAAACAGATAATCTGCCCATGCCTTTTCTTCGCGGATGACATCTAGATACATTTGGTAAACTTCTTGTTCGCATTCCTGTTTAGCTTTAACGAATCGGTCGTCTTCCTTTACTACTTGCATGATAAGGAAAGCTGTCCACTCGGCATGTAGTATTTCATCTTGAAGTATCAAACTAATGATATTTCCATTTCCAATATAAATCTTGTTCTCTACCATTGCAAGAGAAGTTGCAAATGAAACCATGAAGCGGAAGGCTTCGAGGGCGTAACTAGCATTAAGAGCCAACCAAAT